GACGTTGAAATGGAGATGGCCCGGCGCGGGTTGCAGGTTGGATCCCGGGCGAAAGCCATTCCGGTCGAGGACGATGGGGAGTCGCCGCCAGTCGTGGCAGCTGCCGATCGGTTAGTTGCCCGGTACCGAAGGTTGTATGCGGAAGCCATTGAAGCCATCCGTGCAGATTTCCCGGCCGAGGATATCCTAAACGCCCTGCATTCCGGCAATGGCGTGACCGTGTTCGAGTCCTTCATGATTAAAGGGATGAAGGAACACATGCTCCCCGTGACGTCTGGTGTCTTGCATGAAGCCTACATGAAAGGGGCGGAGGTTGGCGCATCCCAACTGTCTCCCCTCGGGATTGAAATGCGGGCGGCTGGTACGATTATTAGCTTCGACACGGTCAATGCCTTCGCAGCCAGATGGGCGTCTGAAATGGCGGGTGATTCCATTACGCATATTACGGCTGGCCAGGTGGAAATGGTCTCCGGTCTGATAGAGGCCTCGGTGGTATCCGGAATCACCGTACAAGAATTGTCACGGGAAATCCAAGAATTCATCGGCCTGCGACCTGATCAAGTACAGGCTCGCGACCGTTTTGCACAGCGTTTGATCGATCAGGGCGTCCCGATGGATGAGGTGATCACACGGGCAAACCGGTACAACAGGATACTGCAACGGCAACGAGCCACGATGATTGCAAGGACTGAAACATTGAACGTGGCAAATTCCGGTCAGCGTGGGTTGTGGAATCAGGCTATATCCGATGGATTGATCGATAAGAAAAGGGCGAGGAAGGTCTGGTCCGCGACTGGCGATGACTTGGTGGATCCATTCTGCGAGGAACTGGATGGTGTATCGATTCCGATGGACGAGCAGTTTCAGTCTGGGATTGGGAATGTCGATGGGCCAGTATTACATCCCGGTTGCCGATGCGGTCTAACATTTAAATACGCGGGGCCGAGGCGATGATGCCAAAGGTTCAGGATCAGCAGTCAGAATATCAATCCGGGATTACGGTTGAGCAATGCCGGCACCATGTACGCAATCGGGATGCCGTCGCCATTATCGGATTCGGGGCTGAGTCCACCTGGGATCCACATGGTTAGTTCGTCTTCGAGTTTTGGGAATGTACCGACGTGATGGATGGTTCCGTTTTCGGCCCGGACTGATATCGGTTCCGCCCGAACATATTTACCACGACTCGCACTGACCAGCCGGACGGGGATCGTGGGGTCCACGCTATGAATCGTGTGCCGAACCATTTCGCCGCCATTGTTTTTCTCAGCGATGATCGAATCCGCCTTCCATTTATTATAGGCAACAACGGCATTCGTGGCCCACTGCTTCGGGGAGCCGTGAACCGATTGATCTTCCAGGACATACCCATGGTTATTCTCACTTCGACCAGCCACAATTACCCCAGCTTCATCCAGACCGGTCTCGCCGGCATTGGCAGAAGGATCAACCCCAACCACAATGCGGTCCATTGCTGGGGCTTGAGACACGCGATCCCGTTCGATATGCCCCACCTTCCATAGGGCCCCAGGTGCTTCTTCAACGTCCTCGGCATCGATCTCGAGCCGGTAGGATAGCGAGGACATATCTGCCGCGATCTCTTCCAGTGCAGTCCTTGAAATATGTGGGTTCTCATGCGATGAGAAGTGATAGGCCTTCCACCGGCCGGTCTTGTCGGCCTGAGCCCGCTTGAATAACTTCGCCGCGTGCCTGGGGTCGTTGGCCTTTGAAACGGACCTTGATCGGAGTGAAGGCGGGGTATAGACGAATACCGCATCCCCATTGTTGTCCAGAAGCATCGGAGCACCAACCAGCTCCCATGCATCCTCATTCATCAACTGCCATTCATCCAGGATAAGCAGGTCGGCATAATCACCGCGAAGGCTGTCCGCGTTCCATGCAGTCTTCGCCTTTATACGTGATTCAGTCCCGGGAACGGATATGGTATGATTGGATTCGTTCTTTTGTAGGACGCCTGCACTGATTGGGTCTGCGAGGAACGTGCTTACTTCTGCCCAAAACCGACCGACCTGATCTACAGTAGGGGCCGCATAGAGAACACGCTTACATTTCAACAAGAACTGGACGGCGAGGACCGCACATCCAGTTGTCTTTCCGCCTCTCCGGCCTGCCCGCAAAACTTTGCGCTTTGTTCGGTCATTTATAAACCCCGCCTGCTTTTCGTGCGGGGCCTTCAACTTTATAATGTATTCAGTCTTTTCGGTCAGTCCGTTCCTTGTCATAGACCACCTTGAATATGAGTGGTTTGGTCGGATCACCAACGAACTCATGCCGATCGCGCCAGTTCACTTGGTCCCGATTCTTCAGCCAGAAGATACAGGCGGTGGTATCCGGGGCCATCCTTTTTTTGATGCGACTGATCTTTCGGGTTTTCAGACCCGTGGATTGACCGGCCTTGTCTATGATATCAGATACTTCCGTATGGACTTCCTCATATTCATATCCCTCGGCCCGTTTGTAGAGTGATTTAACCACCCGGGCATCGGCAATGTCCTTCCCTTTTTTAAGGGCTACTGCGAACTCAGGGTCTTCCTTCTTCCAATCATCAATGGTAATTTCCCGGTTCAAACCGAGGACATGAGCGATCTGAGCATCGGTATCCCCGGTCTCGGCCATCCGGGTTACCATGTCATAATCGATGACACGTGCGGCCAGACGATCCTTGAGATCAATATGCGGACGCCCAGGTCGTTTCTTTTTGGTCGACGCCTTTTTTTTCGCCTTCTTCATCAGGCTGATAGCCTAAGCCATGTTATTTGATAAGTCAAATTAAAGGTGATGGCACCGGCGTTTTTACAGAAGCCTTGATTTCCTCGCACATCCCGATACACTTACAAGGCAACCACTCCCCAGGCCCGCCAGGCTTCTTTCGAATTAACCCAATGCGACCCCTTCCATGGCAGAACCTGCAATTCTTCTTCGGGAGATGTTGAGCGCGGACTTTAATCCCTTCGATCCCAAATTCATGAGGCATGATTTCTGCGTTTGTTTTCATCGCCTCGGCCCCATAAGACTTTTCTCGTTGAACCATTCGCCTTTTGGCAACTTCTCGTCAACCAATTCCGCCGGTGATACATACACCTGTGTCTCCCCGAGCAGGTATTCCGTCCGGACCGTAACAATACCAACGAATCCCGTGATCGGCTCTTTGACTTTGTCGCCTAGCTTAATCATTTGCCCCCCTTTTTTTTCCTCAACCATTTGGACATAAAATCCAAAATAGGCACAAAAATTGGCGTTATCGCTTTCATGATTTCGCCTTTCAATATCCTTACACGGAAATTAAATTCTTTGATTTCGCCCATAATCGTCATGACCTCAACTTTACGGGTTGAACCGCAAGCCCCTGGACACCAGACCAGTCGTCGGCCTTGAATGCTATCCTGCATGTTTCCCCGGCCTGCTGGCAGGCTATCCTAATGTTTTTGAGATCCCATTCACCCAAGGCTACGGAGGAATAGGTCACGTCCGGGTGCGCGAGCACCCCACGGCGAATCAGTTCCTGGCACCATAATGCCTTCATCTTGTCCGCCCGCCATCCATTCCACACAATTTTCCATACGGGATCGAGGCCTACAATCTTTGCGGGCAGACCATAAATCCCAACCTCCATGCTTCGCTGAATATCTTTCCCGTTTTCGTGCAACCTCCGCAGGATGGACGGATCCGAATATAAAGCAATGGCGGCATTACAAGCCGCCAACGCCGCCGCATCCCCCCCGAACGTCCCGGACACGACATCGGCCAGCCCAAGCAGATCCTTGGATCCAACCACACACGCCAGGGGCCACCCGCCAGCGATCGCCTTTCCGTAGCATGCAAGGTCCGCCTTAACACCGAAGGCCTCCTGCCCCCCGCTCCATGCGAGCCTGGCTCCTAGAACCATTTCATCCAACACGAACAGGGCCCCTTGCCGATGAGCGACCTCGCGGACATTATTTAAGAAAAAGCCTTCGGGCTTCTCAAATAATGCCGGCTCCATCATCACCGCAGCCACGTCCCCGGAATGCTTGGCCAGCACCCGGTCTAAATCCTCCAAGTCGTTGTATTTGAATGTATCGATCAATCCCGTCATCACTTCCGGGACCCCGGGATGAAGTTCTTTAGAAGCCGTGTACCCGTCATGCCAACCGTGGTAACTAGAATGACTCGTCACAATAACATTGCGTTGGGTAGCCCTCCGGGCGATTCGCATCGCGGCCGAACACGCCTCGGATCCTGTCTTAACCCACCGAACCGATTCCGGGCTGGCGATCAATGATTCTGTGAAACACTCCGAAACTTCCACCTCAAGCCGGTGTGGCAACCCGAATACGATCCCATGTTCAATTTGCCGCCTGGCGGCGACTGAAGCAGGATTGTACTCACCATAACCCAATATCGAAGCCCCCATCCCGCAGAGCAAATCAATCAATTCCGTTCCGTCGGCCAGCGTAATCGTGGCACCCCGGGCCGATTGGACGTAGGGTTCAGCCAATATTGGAAATATCGACGGGCTTTTGGACCGGGTCTGGGATCCGCAAGGCGTCACCGCCATCCCACGGGCACGGAGATTCATTTCCTTATTGCTCATGTCTCGCCCTTTCTAATTTGATTGCGGCCCTTAAATCAAAGTAACCATAATCCTTTGGCAGACCGCACCGCATCCGCCTGGCCCGATCGAGATCGTCTTGCGTGTCCACACTCAGTTTCACGCCATAAAAATCATCTGGGCAATTGACATACAGTACCCGCTTGTTAGCCCGGATCCATGGAGTAACATGGTGCCGGTCATGATCGCTTACGGCTAATCGATGAGCCTCGTCAAGCGATCGTGCTGAAAAAACTTCAGTATCCAATCCCTCCGGCCATGTCATCGGGGGGTTGAGGTTGGCCGCGTAATTCCGGCTGGCATCCGAACGATATAGATCCAGAACCGACTCCGATACCCGGGGACAGATTGACCAGCAGTCCGCCGTGAATCGAATAATGGTCTCGGCCTTCGTGATCCATGCGATATCGTGAAACGCCGTTAGCAGATCCGGGTGCGGACCTCCGATGATTTCAACGCCCGGGAACTCACGCGCCACCGATTTAAAAATCCCGACATCACTCATCGGGCAGGACAAGATGAACTGATCCACGCCCTTCATCCTCGTCACCCGATCCAAGACATGCCAGAGCAGCGGCCGGCCCGTGATCTCCATCATCGTCTTCCCGGGTAGACGCGTTGAATCCATACGTGCCTGTACGATTGCTGTCGTGGTCATCGGCTTATGCTAATAGCTTAAATATAATAATTGATAAGATAAAAAACACGACGAGGGTATCAGTGCGACGCACTATAGCTTTAATTCGCCTTTCCCTCTTATTGATTTCTTCGTCTGTCAATCCAACATAATATATAAGGATCATCGATTCATCCCCCTATCGCGTTGTTTTTCCATTGTTTGCAGATCACCTTCCTGGCCTCCCCCCCGAAACCCCGCTTGAAGATCGCGAGGCTCCCGGTGTTCAGCCACCCGATTTCCAATTGATAAAATCCCCTCGAACGATAATGCCGGATGGCCGTCCACATCACGGCGTGGGCCACATGTTTTTCGGGCCACGCAGCGCTGGCGAAATACACGCCATCTTTGTACTTGAAGAACATCGCCCCTCCGACGATCTTTCCATCACGCGAGGCCAGGCAGATATCGGCCATCCCAAATTTCATGAGGTTGTGATTGATGTCCCACGTCCCGGATGACCTCGTCTCACGGCCATTGGCCTTGACGTGAAGCCAGTGCAAATAATCCAACGCGTCTTTCGTGTTGCCCAGGTCGAAGACCAGCTCCCGAAGCCCGCGGTGGATATCCGCCCGGTGGCCATCCTTCACCCCGGACCAGATTTCAGGCGATGATTGACGCAGGTCGATGACCTGGGACTCGAATGAAGCATCCTCCCATCCGTCCCAGTGCCGTCCCACTATAGGGTCCTGGGCCAACGGGGAACTCATGAATCGGGTAACCCGGATATCCCTGACGGAGGCCATGGCCATCACCTCGGACATGATGAATTCCCCCACGCCATCGATCAATGGCAACGGCCAAGCGCACGGATTCGCGCCCATCTCTAACTTCCGGTCGGCCAGTATCAAAGGGCACAGGCCAAGGATAAGACCATTGTCAGAACGAACCGCAAACGACAGGTCGATGGACCCAGGGGCGTAGGCGAGGCAATAGTCGATCCAGAGTCCGGTGTGCCATAACCAACCGGAGGGATGGTGGCTGGCGAAACCATCCCATGCCACCGTGTCGATTTCGGATCGTGGCTCGACGAGCATTTTTTCAGCCTTCATGCCGCCACCTCCCGGATCTTTTGGATATCCTCCATGACGGCGAGCCCGTCAGCGACCGAGCATAGGGGCCGGCCAGCGATCCAGGCCTCGAGCTCGCTACGGTAGGCCGCGTCGATGAGGGGCCGGCCACCTGGATCATAGACCGCGGCTATGTTGGAACCATTTTGATATGCGCCCCAACCGTGATAATTCGCCGCCGAATTCCAATCAAGCAGTATCCTCCCAGGTATATTCCGGCCCTTGATGTCTATCCTCATTAAGATGTCTGCACGGTTTTCGGATACCTGCGCCGAATTGATATTCGTGATAGATCCGCCGGTCATGAACCGGACGGCATCGAAGGCATGGGAACATTCCAGGAGGATATCCTCATAGTCCGACCCGGGCCATGTCCTGAAATCACCGCAGTATTCCGCATAAACCGCCGTTGGATTCTTCAGCGATTCGATCAGGCGTAGCAATGGGGGGTAGGCCCTGAACTGGTACCCAACGGCCACAGGAATCCCTTGGCGAAAGGCTTCCGCTTTAATGGCCCGACCTTCCTGGACGGTTTTTGCGATGGGTTTTTCAATGAATAATTGCTTGCCAGCCCCCAGGGCTTCGAGCGATTGTTCCACGTGGAACATTGCCGGAGAAGCAATCAAAACATGAGATACTTCCTTGATTCCAAAGGCGAAATATGAAACAACCTCCGCCCCGGGAATCGGGTCTTTTTGTGCAGGATCATAGATGACGACCCGGTGTCCCATGCGGATCAAATTGGATGCGTGTCTACGTCCGATACTTCCGTATCCACACACCAGAACGCTTATTCCTGAATGTGTTTTCTCCATATCACGCGCCCCAACATTC